AAACCAGGTGAGTTTGGAGTGGCCAAAGGAAGTAGAACCATTTGGTACATGTGGCTCGGAGCTAGGTTCTTAGAGTTCGAAGCTTTTGGCTTTCTAAATGAAGAACATTGGGCGTCAAGGAAACTTTGTGGAGGTGGCGTGGAAGGAATTCCACTGTTCTACTTGGGATATGAGTTGGAAAAAATCCAAGAAAAAGGAGGTTTTCTTTACGCCGATGACACTGCTGGATGGGACACTAGAATCACTGAGGCAGACTTAAATGATGAGATGGAGCTGTGCAAACACATGACTCCTGAACACAAGGAGGTAGCTGTACCATTATTTGAATTGGCATACAAAAACAAAGTGGCTCTGTGTCCTAGACCAGGAAAGCATGGTGGAACAGTTTTGGATGTGATTTCCAGAAGAGACCAAAGAGGGTCTGGGCAGGTTGTCACATACGCCTTGAACACTTTAACTAATTTAAAAGTTCAGCTGATTAGGATGGCAGAAAGTGAAGGGGTACTGACTGAGAGCCTAGAAGACCAGGGAATGGAAAAATGGCTAAACAAATATGGAGAGGACAGACTTTCCCGAATGTTGGTGAGCGGAGATGATTGTGTTGTCTGCGCCATTGATGAAAGGTTTAGCCAAGCCTTAACATGGTTGAACACTATGGAAAGACCACGGAAAGACACAGATTTATGGGCCCCTTCTATTCCACAAACTAATTGGGAAAAAGTTGAATTTTGTTCAAATCATTTTCATAAATTGTATATGAAAGATGGTAGGAGCTTAATTGCCCCGTGTAGGTCACAAAATGAACTTATAGGTAGATCACTAGTGAACCAAGGAGGGAGTGCTGGAATACAAGGCACCGCTTGCCTGGCAAAGGCTTACGCGCAAATGTGGAACTTGTTGTATTTTCATAGGAGAGATTTGCGCATCTTAGGCTTTGGAATTATGTCTGCAGTGCCATCTAATTGGATACCAACTGGACGCACCACTTGGTCAGTGCATGCTACAAAAGAT